GCCATGAGAATGGATCGCAAGTTTGTCCGTCGCCGTCGCGTCGCCCTTGTCATCGCCCTGGTTGCACTGGTGGCTTTGACGTATGGCACTCGCGATCTCTGCTGGACTGGTTCTGGCTATGGTTCCTGCTCTGGCATGATCGACGGGGTGATCTCCGATGGCCGTTAAGAAGGCGCGTTCTGTCCGAGTCTCTGATCAGCTGTGGGCTGCTGTCAAAGCAAAGGCCGCCGCCGATGAGAAGTCCGTCTCTGAAGTCATCGTCGATGCGCTCAAGGCCTATATAAAGTGAGCTGGTGGAATCTGCTGGCTGTACCGATCGCTGGCGTCCTTGCCCTGGCTTATGGCCGTCGTATCTTCTTCTGGTGCCTTGTTGCCTTCTTCTTTGGATTCTGGTCGCTCTTGATCGTGCTGCTGCCCCGGAAGGAGCTGCGCGTTCCCACTCTTCCTACCTGGTTGCTCGTTTTCTGGGGTAACAGGCAGATCGCTCGAATAATGCGACCGATTCGGGATCCGTCCGATCTGATCTAGGGTGCAGAAAATCCCCCATCGCTTTGTAGACGGCGATGGGGGATTTTCTTATTCTGCGAGAGCTCTTGCGATGCCTTCTTCCAGGCTTATCTTTGGTTTGTAAATTTCGAGCATCTTTGTCGGATTGCCGACTCTGTATTCAACGCCGCTTGGCTTGCCTGGGTGCTTCCTGATCGGGGCCAGGTATCCGGCTTGCAACATCGTCATCTCTGCCAATTGAATGAAAGATGTGGCTCTTCCTGTGCAAAGATTGAGAGTTTTTACTTTGTTTTTTACCGCTTCGAATGTAGCTGCAACGATGTCGTCGATGTGGATGAAATCTCTGGTTTGCTCGCCTGTTCCCCAAACGTCGAACGGATCGGCTTTGCGCTTTGCTCGCTCGATCAAGGATGGGAATGGGTAATCCAGGGCCTGATCGGATCCGTAGCCGCTAAATGGGCGCAGAACGGTGACGTTGAGGCCTTCGTTCCTGGCATATCTGGCAAGGGTTTCCCCTGTCAGTTTGGCCCATCCGTAGCTCAAGTCTGGAGTTCGAATATGATCGAGATTGATGTCGTTCTCTCGAAGTGTTTGCTTGTATGCCAAGCGCTGCAAATAAGTGGGATAAGCCGCCGAGCTGCTGAAATAAACGACGTGCTTGGGCTTTGTTCTTATCGCCCATTGGAACATATCGCTGTCGATCGCCAGGTCGGTGGCAACGGCCAAAGGGTTGCCTTCGATCGTGGCTCGGCCGCCGACGATGGCGGCTAGGTGAATAACGACGTCGTATCTGGTGTCGTCCTTCTTGAAGAAATCTCTGCAATCGATTCCGTTTGCGATGTCGATTCCTGTGATGTCGTGGCCCTTGTTGTCGAGCGCTCTGTGAAATGCCCGGCCTACGAAGCCGGCATCCCCTGTGATCAATATCTTCATGCGAGCCATTCTGCCAGATATCTGTCGCTGCCGGTTTCGGCCTTTGCCCTGTGTCGATCTATGTCGAATATGTACCGATCGTTCTCATCCAAAGCTGCGCCGATGTGGTGCAAGGTTGCTTCTTTGCTGATCGGGAATGGCTTCACCGCTGAAATGCCTTCGGCCTGCGTGTCGTAGGTTTCGTCGTGAATCAGGCAGTTGTCCTTGATCCGGGGCCATATCTGCTCTGCAAGCCAGTCCTGGTCTTGTGTGTAGTAATCCTTGCAAGCCTGCTCTTCTATGAGCTGTGCGATCTCTGGAATTGCGCCCTTGCGAGCTGCAAACATTCCGGCGCTAATCTTGTAATTGTGGCCGATCGGGTGGTCTTTCATAATGTGAAAGTCGAGCCTGCTGGCTAGAAAGTCCTCATGTGCAAGGCGTTCTCTTCTGGTAAGCCTGGCGTCTGTGTCGCGGCTGAGAACCACATCTGCCTGGTCATCTGCCAGGGCCTTGAATCTCCAGAGTTTGGCTGTGTGATCTTCGGGGCCATCGCATTCGACGAGCTGCACGTTTGGAATAAGTGCCAGGGTGCTTCGCGTCCAATCTGGAACGCTGGCGCCTGTGTAGAAGCGGATGTCATATCCGGCGAAGTGCTTCTGTGCTAGAAGTGCGTTCTTGATTGCGCCGATCATATATCTGGCATCGGATCCGTAGAGTGAATAAGCAATCACTTGCTTCATCGGCGAAGTTTTTTCTTGAGCGCTTCGTAGGCTTCGCTTTGAATGTAGTTCTGGTAGGCAAGCGCATCGAATGAATAAACCTCTTGCGCGTTGACTTCCTTGTATCCCTCATCCCATTCGGCTTTGCCTGCAACCGGGTGCATATGTTCAACGATCACGTCGTCTAAATATGTCAGCGCTCCTAAATCTTCTCCTAGTTTTTTCCAGAAGTTGTCTAGGTATAAATGTTTCATATTCGGCGGAACCATTCCACCGAGCGCCTTTACGATGTCGCTGGTCATCACGATCATGGTTGGCAATCGCTTGCCTTGCAGAAGGTCGTTGCCGTAGGCCATTGACGGCTGCCGTTGCATCGCCGCCATCAGCTGTAAATCCCACTCGGCTGTGCGTGGGCGGTGGTCATCGCCTAAGAAGGCGAAGAAGTCATACTTGTTTTGCTTTGCGATCGCGTTGGCTGCCTTGTTGATCGGGTAGGCCATTCCTCGGGTTTGGTTCTCGATCGTCATGCAGCGCTCTGCGCCGACTTCGAAGTGGTACTGGTCGTGCTCCGGGTCGTTTGCGTCAATGATGAAGAGAAGATCGCTTGCTGCTGAAAGCTCTTCGTGAGCTGCAAGCAGGGCTGTTGCGTTCATTGGGCGGCCGCGAGTTGGCACCAGGATGATCATCTTGTTCATCGGTTGCTCGCAATCTCGCCGGCTATCGCTGCGTATGCGGCTAGATCTATAAATGAATCATCGCTCTGTGTCTGCATCAAACGTGCAATTTTGACCAGCGCCATGCAAATTGCAACCTGCTCTGGCTTGATCTCTGTTTCCAGATATGTCGTCCAGAGCTCTGCAATTCTTTGGTGGTTTGTATATGGGTCGCCGTATTGGTTCTGGCGATCGTTTGATGTCAGGCGTGCTGCTTCTTTAAGAATATCCCCCCGATTCATCAATTACTTCGCTCCGCGTCCGAACTCGGTTGCCTTGCCATCGAGCGCCTTAAGAACTGGCCCTGCGATCGCTGCTAGGCCGGCTACCAAGTAATTCTTCGCTGGCTGGTTTGGATCTGCTAAATAAAGAGCTGCGGCTGCTGCGGCTGCTGCTCGGAGGTATGTCTTGATAATCGCTTCGAGTGCTTCTTTGTTCATTCTGTCTCCTTGTAGGTTGGTTTCCCAAAGCCGACAATGGTCACGGCCAATGATGGCTTGAGTTTGCCTCGGTTCTTCTTCTGGTAGGCCCTGATCTTACGGCAAACTTCGCCGCCGTTGCGTTGATCGCCCTTCTTGTCCGGGCTGGTGTTGCCTTCGATTGTGGTGACGGTTCCGTCGCCGTTATCCTTGATCACGATCCCGACGTGGCTGATCCGATCGAGCGCGTCTCCTGGGAAATCAAAGAATACGATATCGCCTGGCTCTGGCGTTGCCGTAGCTGCGTCTTGCCATTTGTTCTTATCCATAAAGGCGACCGCCCCTGCCGGGGTGTAGACGCAGTTTGGAATTCGTACGCCGGCCTGTTTTGCCACCCAGTTAACGAAGGCGCCGCACCATGCGACGTTTGCCTTCTGGTATTTCGTCTGGTTATCGGCTGGCCCTTCGATGTATCCGAGCTCTGCTCTTGCGATCTGGATCATCTTGTCTCTTTGGTTCATTTCCTGCCCCCTCTTGTTTTGTTGTTTTCTAATAGCAGGCTGTATATCTCGTCGACTCTGCTTTCGACCCTGGTCATGCGATCGTTCATCGAGCTGCCGCCGTTTGGCTTTAATTCTGCCAAATAGTGCTTTACGAGCCATCTGGTGATCGCTGCAAATGCGCCGGCGATCGTGATGATCGAAACCGTCAGAGCTGCATAATCCTGTGCTGTCATCTTATGGTTCCAAGTAAAGAACGGATACGGTGGTGGTGTTGTTGCCATTTGTCACGGCATAAATCACACTTTTGATGGGAACAAGGAAATCAAGGCTTGTGTCTTTCTGAAATTGCATACCTGTGCTAGAAGTGACATCGGCTCCGCCAAGAAAGCAGGGATGGTCGTTGCTGTTTCGCAGAATGACTCGGCGATTCTCACCATAGGATTCAACAAGAATCTGAGCTGTTGAGGTGACAAGTAGTTGTTTTGAGGAAGCCATTTTTCTCCTGGTTTGTTCTAGATCCCCGATGATTCCATTTTGTCGATTGCGTTATTGATCTTCAGTCAAGTTTTCCATCACAATCGGTGTGGATTGTTCCGCTTGCATAGCGTCATAGGTTGATTTCAGCATTGACGAAAACTCGTTGTTTCCTCGGTCAATGATTGCGTGTTCCGTAGTCGTGCCGTCTGGATTTTCAATTTCAATAAAAGTTACTTTGTCCATTTTATAACTCCGCACTTAGTCCGATGTATCCGCCTGAAGCGGTTGCCGTCAAAACACCACCTCTGAATTGGGTCATACCTGTTGCGCCTGTTGCCAATAAACCGCTTGTGTCAGTTGTAGCAGCAGCCCATAACTGCAAGCCAGTAATTGTAAAGGCATTAACTGAGTCATAAATCAAAATATTTGAATAATCTAATACAGTCGGTGCGACTCGCATAGTTACCTTCATTGGTAAAGTGGCGATTGCTGCCGTTGTTGAATAATTCAATGTCGTGAAACCAGTATTTTGATTAACGCCTACTGTGTATCGCTGATAGTAACGTTGCGCCGCGGAAAGTTCTCCTTGAAGTGTTCCAGTCGCTGTTTGGAAAGCGGTAGCGACTGAACCTGCCTCAACCTGTACGCCCCATACGTCAAAAGTATTATTTTGTAATCCGACTGCTGGATAACCAAATGATTGAATAGTGCTTCCAACAGATACAAAAATGTAAAGTTTTACAAATGATGATGTGCCGATTGTTTTACCGCTGATTGATGGCAAAGTTAATGTAAATGAA